GGCCAGAAGCTCTGCCTCCAAAGGTCTTAAGTCTGGAGCCAGCAGGTCTAACTTTGGATACGTCCCATGTTGCAATTTCTCCAGCGTATAGTAAAGCAATGAGTTGTCGTAATGCTTTAGCCCAGCCCTCTTTGCTGTCGGATACCACGATAGTAGTTTTACTATCGAATAACTGATCAGGGACTTCAGGGAGTTGATTAACATACTTAGCCTCTACAGAGAATCCAACACCAGTACCGCAAAGAAGGATATACATCGCTTCATCAAAGGACTTAGGATCATCAATAGGTAGATAACTACAGTTGTATCCAGCAATGTTCTGACGCTCCAGAGCCTCACCAGCAGTCATCATACAGCGCATGGAAGGCATCACATCCATGTTACGAATAGCTTTCTCTACAGTCTTGTAGATATGCTGAGGGATCTCATACTTGTGTTTGTCTAACAGTTGCTTCTTCATGAAAGCCATGTAGCGATCAACTGTTTCATCCCAGTTCTCACGTCTGCCTTGTTCGTCAATGAAACGGCTGTAACGGCTCTTGTGGATAAAACTTGAATAGTTATTCAACTTCATTCTTCTTCCTCTTCGGTGTCATCTATTTCGTCAACAAGTTGGTCAAACATGGCTTCGATTCTGTCCTCAAACCTGTCTACCAGTTCTTCTGATGTTATCCCTAAGATCTCCATTAGCGAGATCTCATCCAGTCTCTTAAGTTTATCAAACAAGTCCAGAATCGTTAAAGCCATAGCTACTCCTTATAGTACTTCTTTATCACTGTATCATAGTTTGCAATCACATACTCCAGATAGTGTACTGCTTTCTCTAGATCTTCTTTACCATTCTTACGTTGATGTCTCTGTACATACTTAACAACATTAGCTAACCAAGGATCTAAGGACCATGCTGAGATAACATCCCAAGGTTGTAGTGTTGTTTCCTTGTAATGATTACCACCAACCTGTTTAGCTTGGTTTGAGTATTTCGGCAGCAATTGGTTCACTCCTTCTTTGTTGTTGCCATCCACCACAGTCTTGGCACTGGTAACGCTGATACTTTCCGGTGAGGGAGGTACTAAACCCTCTTCTTTGTAGGTTGATACTAGCGCATCTTGTACAGCTCCGATGATCCCTTGAGACTGAGATGTTCGGGTGGGTTCGAATCCAGGGAAGAAATCGCTCATAGACTTTTTCCAATAAGATTACATCTTGTTTGTTGTACTGCTCCATGACTTCCCATGCTGCTTTGTCTTTGTTCATACACTTGATCCAAAGTTCAAAGCCTTCATGCTTAGTCTTCTGTCCTAGTCCTAATGCTCTAGCTACATAGTCCAGTTTGTTACTAGGAAACCTAAATTCCTTTCTAGCAGTCTTTAACAGGTCAATCTGATGGTAAGGTGCTGGAGGAGACATACCAGCCTCTAGAAACTCTTTATTGAGTGTTGGTATGTCAAACCTAGTTCCATTGTAATGTACTACAGCATCGCATTCATCTAAGAGACTATGGATCTTCTTTAGCATAGTCTTCTTACCGTTTAGGATACTACTGAACATTAACTGATCACCTTGATACCATTTAGCGGACCAACACAAAACACTACTGCTGTCTACGATCTGACTGATACTGATGTTCTGTTGAAACAAACCCCAGCAGTAAACCGTGTTAGGTGCTGATTCAATATCAAGTAGTAGGATTCTCATCAGCTTCTGAGTCTGTACTAAAGTGTGACGGATCATCGTGTCCGAAGATGTTAACGATCTTTCCGAACTGATTAACAAACACTTTATCCTTGACATCGTAACCGTAGTAAGCACCGATAGCTTCACAGGCTGTTTCTAACAACTTAGGCCAAGCAATACCACTATCAAAGGTAACATTGATATCAACCATGTGGTCTAATGCGAAACCATGATCAGCATTGTAATCCTGTACTTCTTCGTTATCTACTGCCATTAGCGACACATGAAAACTAATTTTACTATCACTCATCTTCATCTCCATTCATTAGGGCATCCCAGGCATTAGGGAATACTTCAGAGCAGACTCGGCAGATGTTCTCTGCAACGATCCTTGTCTCTGCTTGGGCTTCCTTTGCTAACCTTAATTGACATACTCTAGCAAAGGCGTAAAGGCTCCCACTCCAATACCATTCAGTCATCATGGATTGGGGGAGAATCATCCTAGCCTGCTCAGGGCAAATACCTTCCTTAAGCATCAGCTCATACAATGTTACCATATAAGCAGTGTACTTGTCAACTGTTTCATTCCAGTCAGTGAAGCTTTGTACAGGCTCTAACGAACTGCCTTGCTTGACATTAGGTGCTTTACGTCTGAAGTAAGTAGGTTGGTAGAACTCTGGTTTACTGTCTACATAGCGTCTGCTGACTTCATTCCAGGCTAGTCCTACCGTATGCTTCATCAACTGCCTAGCTACGAAGATCGGTGCTTTGATCCTGAACTGGATAAAGCAATGACTGAAGGGACTCCAATGGTTGTGTTTAGCTAGATAGTTAATCAGCTTGATATCTTTAGGGTCTAGCACAGGTAAAGGAAAGTAATGATTGCTTTGCTCTGTGTCGTACCAATCAACAGCTTCTGACTCTTTATCGAAGCTAACACGAGCAGCATTGACTACCGTTAAGTCATTACCCATGTGATCGATGTAGTCTACTTTAATGTTGGCCATAAACCTTTCTCATCCTAGTGGCTTGTTTGCTTTCCTCTACAGTCTTCTGCTTCTGATGTACTTCCCACATTTTAGCCTTCTCTGCTAATGCTATGAAGTGATCAAGGCTAACCAGTGCTAAAGGATCAGATCTATTCTGCTTGATGACTAAGAGGGGTTCTTTGTCTTTGCCTTCACAGTGCCGTATTGCTTGTTCGTAGTCAGTGTAGACTGCGATTCTTGCTCTGTTCTTGCACTCAATGCCGTACCTAAATCGTTCCAGTGCATTCGTCGAGAGCCAGACATCCTCGCCCTGTGTACCCATTGGTGTGCTTTTGCAATCATGTTCGCTTAGATTGAAAGTGTCTCTTAGCTTCTGCACCACCAACTTTTGCAGCAATCTTCCTTTGTTTTTTGCGCTTGAAGGCTTCAATGTCTATCTCCGTCCAATTACTTATCCAGCTTTTAGGAATGATCATGACAGCATTGCAATCATTCTCTCCTATCGCTGCTGCTAGGTGTACTTCATCATCAGTCTCATGTGTCATAAACCCAACAGACTTACACCTTGCTACTGAGCCAGTACCCTTTAATTGCCACCCTGAACTGGCTACAGCATCTACCCATTCTAGGTAGACGATGGTGTTGGTGGTTGCCATAGCTCACCCTCCTTACGTCTAATCCACAGTAGTTGTCCGTTCTCTAACACACGTTCAGCATCGCCATCATAAGCCTTCAGAACAGCTTCATACATAGCTAGGTCAGTGTCAAAGTCACCTAGGATCTTGTCAGCCTTCTTAGGGCCAATACCACGTAATCCTTCGATGTTATCTACCTTATCACCAGTAAGGATCTGACGATAGAAGTTCTTAAGTGCTACTTTATCATTCACGTAGTAATGATCCTTCTTTACAGGATTGTAGTGATGACCAGGGATCATGTCTAAGTCTTTGTCAATAGATACGATGATTGAATTGTCCCTGGTTAGCGTGGCATGGATTCCAATAGCATCATCAGCCTCTTGTCCATTAGCCACTCTGAAGTCCCAAGCAGTAATAAGATACTCACGAAGGCTATGAAGATGTACGGGCCTAGGCGCATCCTTTCTGTTTCCTTTGTAGGGTTTTGTCTTAGCGATGTCATGCCTGTAGTTGTCCTTACCAGTTAAGTAGCCGACATGGATGTTAGAGGATAGTTCAATAAAGACTAACTCCTCTAACATGTCTGCCATCGTTCTGATAGCAACCTTCTCTGTTTCCTCGTTACAGGCAAAGCCTACACGGTAGCAGAGAATGTCACCATCAATGATTGGCATTAGCTTCATTACAGTACGTCTTCTGTTTCTTCTTCGTCTTGCTTAGGCTGTGCACTGTAAGTAACCAAGTCAGTGATCACTAGCTTCTTCAGTGAAGGCGATACACCTTTCTTGTTCTTAAACGTCCATGAGTATGAGCCCATAACACAGACAGCCTTTGTACCGTTACCGATATGTGCTAATACTTGTTCACCATTCTTGTCTAATGCTTTGATCTCATGGTTACTCTTAGCGGTAATGTAAAAGCCTTTACCTTCTTTGTTGCGAACAGAGATACCCATATCTTCCAAAGCCTTAACAGCCTTGTCTGACAAGTTTGTCAGATCTACTTGATACTTACCAGACATATCGTTAGGCTTATCAAGGAAGGGCCACATCAAGGTTGCTTCAATACGTACAGGTTTTTGTTCCATCTTAGTTTCCTTAGTGAAAATACAATAACAGTGTATCAGTGCATCTTTGCTTTGTCAATAGCCATCATGCTTTGTATCTCTGCTTTCAGTGAACTCTCTGCTGATTCTGCAATAGAGTACAACACCGTCAGCATCATACGATTAGAAAGCATTTGACTTGTATTGATGTCTAACAATAAATCACCATCAGCTCCTTTTTTTAACTTGATTGTCACAGTTAGGTCATCGATGTCTTCAACTTTGGTAATCATCAGTGTGTTTCCTTCCAGTTATTTCCTACTTTGTATTCGCCTGTTAGCGGACAACGTAATCCCAAGGTAACACCAGCCTTCTCAATAGCTGCTACTGCAAGACTACCAACTTCATCAGCATACTGTTTAGGACATTCTATCTGCCATTCATCATGGACATTAGCCACAAACTTAGCAGGTATCTTATGTTTCTTGAGTGACTCATGTAGGTGGATCAGACCTTGCTTCATCGAGATCGCACCAGCTCCTTGAAGCAGCGTGTTAAGTGCTGCGTGTTCCGACCGTACCCATAATCGACGACCGTCAAGGGCAGGTAAATACCCTTTCTCTGCATACCTGCTAACTTTATCTTTAAGTGTCTTGAGAGCTGGCGTATTCTTAAGGAAACGGGCGATGAGTTTCTTTCCTTCCTCGGCGCTCCCTTGAGCAATTGATCCAATCTTAGCCGGCCCTGCTCCATAGAGAAAGGCATAGATAAACGTCTTTGCTTGCGCCCTACTCTCAAGACCAGCAGCGAGTTGGTTTTTAGTGTGGACATCCCCATTGATCACCTCCTTAGTGTACTCATCATCTTTCATGTAATGAGCTAGCATACGTAGTTCTAACCCTGAAGCATCACAACCAACCAAGACATTACCAGGATCTACAGTCCATACTTGTCTACATGTTTCGCCATACTCAGCATTGACAGCAGGAACCTGTGCCATGTTAGGGCTGTGATGCGTCATACGCCCTGTGACAGCACCATTAGTGATGACCTTACCGTGAACCCTACCATCATCGGCAACGTGCTCTAGCCACGATGTAGCCTGTGCTATACGCTTCTGGATAAGTAGGTACTCAGCCATTGCCTTAGCCTCTGGATACGATAACTTAGACAGGATCACTTCATCAACCATTGGCTTACCTGTCTCAGTGAACTTCTCAGGCTTCCATCCTAGAGATATCAGTCTACGTCCTATCTGATCTCTAGAGCCTGGGTTAAACACTTCAACATGATCCTTTAGCTTCTTACCTGTCTTCTCACTAACACGTTCAGTGATGATCGGTGGGAATATAGTCTGTAGATTCTCCTCAATGGTTGATAACTTCGTAGTTAACTGAGAGATGAACTCAGTACATAAGGGTATGTCTAGTTTGAATCCATGTCTTTCCTGCTGTGCAACAATGAACTGTACCTTGTGTTCAATGTCAATGCTTTGCTGTGAGAAGTCTTTCAATTCTGTGCATAGTTTACGATGAAGTTCACCAGTAAGGTTGACATCTTGGATACAGTAATCAATCATCTCTTGTGTCAAAGCAGTAAAGTCTTGGAACTCAATCTTGTGATTCCCTAATCTTTTCCCCCATGCTTCTAGACTGTGTCCTCCTTCGATACTGGGATTCCATAGCCTCGACAGCACGAGCGTATCTGAGGCCTTCTTGAGTGGTATCGTAA